GATGGCAGTGACATTAACTATGAATGCAGTCGACCTCCATCTTGTAGACGCCAACGTTGAGCGACTCAAGCTTGGCGACTCCGTTCGAGTAATCTCTCGTCCGCACAGCATCGACCGGGATTTCACCTGTTCCAAAATTGTCTTGGATATGGCGAACCTTGACAATAGCGAGTATACATTCGGCTCGAAGTATACTACCATGACCGAGCAGCAATCAAATGCGATTATCACGGCACAGCAGGCAAGCAGCACCGTCAACAAGGTTAATCAGAACTTCCAAAATTATGTCCCGAATAAAGTCTATAAAGAAGACATGACTCAGAAGGGCATATTTAAGGTGCTGACTAATAACGGTGCAACGCAAGGCATCGTCTATGATGAAGCTACCGGTGACGCGTATATAAACGCATCGTACATCAAATCTGGCACCTTGACTATCGGTGGCTTGAAATCCGATAGTTCCAGACTTGAGATTCTCGATAATAGCGGCGAACTCTGCTTGGTGGCTGGTCCCGAAGGCATTAGAGTCATAAAAGGTGAAATTAACGCTACGAGTGGCAGTCTTGAGAGCGTTACTATCATGGATAGTATAACCATTTCCTGCACTGGAGAGGAAGGGCCGAAGGACTTGTCTCTTGTTAAGATAACTGAGTCCGAAGGCGGAGCCGGAACGGTGTACAGCATAACCATTGGTGAAGCTACCAATAGGTCTACGCCACTCGTACTTCAGGGAAGCTCTATCAGCATCAAAGGCGCTTCTGCTCTTACGTTCTCGGCCGACAACATCATATTCGAGAATACTATTGAGGCTCCAGCCGCATATCTTACCGAGGCCTATATTAGCGACGCATTAATGTTCAACCTTCATGACGACGAGAAGTTGGTGAATTTCGCAACTAGCAGCCGGCGTGGAACGTACGAACACGACGCAAAGATATACGGAGGAAACTCGGAATCGCCTATTGCTCTTGGACTATTCGACTTGATCAATGATCTGCGTATTCTGGCCTATGACGACCAAGAGATACACCTCGTGTCGGACATACCATTGGCTAGTTATCCTCTAGACATTACGCTTAGCACGGGCGCCTCTAGCGTCGAGAACAATAGCATACGCCAGCAACTCACCAACGTGGTGTATCTGCATACCAAGTTCACTTCCACTAGTATATCGGCCGGCTCAACGGTTACCCTAGGCAGAATTGGCTCCGCATATGCTCCTAAGGGCTTTGATGTAATATTGACGGCGTACACCTCTACGACTTCCTGTGCCGTATTCGTAACGACCGGCGGCTACATCAAGATAAAACCCCAAACAGCAATAGCAGCCGGAACATCGATATTCGTAAACGGCTGCTGGATTTACTAACTGAAAGGAATGATTCAAAATGGCGGATATTCGCACATTTCTTGAAAAAATTAAAAATGCCGTCTACGGCAGGGAAGTTCGCCAGGCGATTCATGATGGCATTCGCTGCTGCTATGACGACGGAAAAGCTGGCTCTATCGACCTTCAGGCCCGGGAAGATATCGCTATACTGAAGGATATGGTTGAATACGGTGTTCTGCAGTCCGGAGGCGATTGGTTCTGTAAGGACTTCAGTGAAGTCAACCAGGCTATTTTGTCTGAGGTAAAAACCATGCGGATCAACTCCGTAAAGCACGTTAGTATGCAGCTTGATATTCCCAATACGGTACTCTGTTCTGCAGGACGTATGTCGATCTATTACGGTATGTACTACGGTCCTCGGCTTTGCGCACATGCAGAGATTACCACGATGGATGGGTATCGTTTGCATACGACATGTTATGCTCCCGAAGGCGGCAGTCTCGCCGGCATGGTCTTCGAGGAGTGGGAGTGGGAGAATCCTCCAATGGGTCGCGACGAGGAGTATCGTACGACCGAGCGGCATCTCGGAAAGCCCGTGTACGCACGACATTTTCGAATCGACAGCTCCTGCATTAACAACGATGCTCCCGACCTCGACTTCATGAAGGTATTCGACGTCGACGCTACAGCGAGAATCACATCTGTACACGCAACGTACTGTAGCGAATTGTATAGGAGTGATGAAACGTTGTTGTCGGTTACACACCTTCCCTATCGCGTGTGTGGATCCGATATCCGTATCCAGGCATCCGTAGGTACAGATAGTTCCGCAGAGGCGTATAGAATGACCGTTCACGTATTCCCGCCTGAACCGAGTGATATTTTCTCCGGCGTCAACGGGTATGACCAGACGGTAAACAAATACGTCGACGTTACCATCAAATACACGAAGTAAAGGAGGCTGGCATATGGATCCGTGGCTTCAGACACTTTTAACTATACTGGGCTCTGTCGTAGCGTCCTCTGGCTTTTGGGCGTATATTCAGTCCAGACGAGATAAGAATGATGCCAAATCCAGGATGCTAGTCGGGCTCGGCCATGACCGTATCGTGGAGTTAGGTATGAAATACATTGAGCGTGGTTGGATTACTCAGGAAGAGTACGAGAATCTGAACGATTATTTGTACAAACCCTACGAGGAACTCGGCGGTAATGGCTCCGCCAAAAAGATCATGCAAGAGGTTAATCGCTTGCCGATGCACGCCTCTAAATTTGTTAAGGAGGTAGCCCATTAAATGAAAATGAGTAACAAGGTTTATGACATTCTCAAGTGGATCGCACTGATTGTACTGCCCGCTATAGCAACGCTGTATGCTGGCATCGCCTCTACCTGGGGTCTCCCCTACGGTGAGCCTATCAGCGCTACCCTCGGCTTTATCAGCGTGTTCCTTGGTACTGTGCTGCAGATCAGCAGTGCGCAGTATAAGAAAACAGCCGAATGACATATTTGTAAGTTCTGCTGAAGTGTAAAAAATTGGTGTAGGAAGATGCCAAATCGCCGTTAAATTGGCTAAAAAGTGGCTTATTCCTACACCATTTCTACACTTACTACTCTCAAGGCTCATTATAGCTCAATCGGAAGTTTCTTCATAATAAACACCTCACATAAATTGTAGTGCGTTTCGTCTGAATACTCCGTAATGGTAAGGTGTAATTAAGAGTAGTTAATTGTGGGATAGTGTAGGTAACTCCTGTATTATTCCTACACTAATCCTACACTCTATTTTATTTTTGCAATTTCTTCTCGAAGCCAGTTGATATCACGTTCAGTGTATACCTTTTCGGTCAAATCGTCAATAGCGTGACCTATCAATCTTTTAATTGCATATTCATCGACCCCATATTTCTTAGCCATTGTTACAAAATGCTTTCGAGGGTCATGCGGTCTATGTCTTTCGTTCAAATTCAAATCGTCCATTACGGTTGCGAAACGGTTGCTATATTTTTTGTAACTAAAGTTCAACATATCGCTATCGGACTTCCTATCGATGCAGTTTATCAGATACTCGCTTCCGAGTTCGACTGCTTCGTTATACTTCATTTTAACAAGTCCTTTTATTTTTTCATGAATTGGAACGGTTCGATTGGTTCCAGCGTCTGATTTAATCCCTCCTGTCATGGTCCATTCCTTAAGATCTACATCCTCAAGTCTAAGTTCTACTAATTCAGTAGGCCTCCATCCAGAATAGCATTGTATAAGAATAACATCCGCATATAACCTAGTATTAACATTTTCCCATAATTTAAACATCTCATCGTCAGCAAAGCTCATATGCTTTGACGAATTACCAGATGATTCCTTGGCCAAACTATCCGCCATCTTAACATCTCTTGCGTAATTCCTATCGACATATTCGTACTCGACAGCATAATCAAGCATCAGATTCAATGTTGACTTTATTCTGTTCTTAGTATTGTTACTCGCATACCGTTTCTCACCTTTGTCAAGTACATATCCTTCCTCGATACAAGCTCGAATGTGTCTAGCTCGCACCTCTCTTATACCCATATCGTATATCGCTGAGCAATAATTCCATGACGACTTAATTCCTCGTATTGACGAGTCCGAGTCGAGCCTTGCGAAATACTTTCCCGACCACTCATCGTATAATTCTTTTACGGTCATCGACTGACTTAAATCATACGGATCCTTGTTGTATTCCACCAGAGCAGTATATGCGTCGTTATATGTTTCGAAGAACGATTCTGGTTTTAATGGTTTACATATTGGTCGTCCGTTCTCATTCTTGCCAATAGTAACCATAGCTCTGAATGGTTTTCTGAGATTACGCCCTTTTATTTCGCTTATCTGACCGAATCCGTTGGGAAGTCGGCGGCGTTTGTTGTGCTTTCTAAGTTTTCTTTGCGTCATATTTGGCTGCAGCGGACAACCACAATGAGGGCAGGCCACAGCTTTGTCACTAACTTGAAGCTGACATTCGGCACATTTAATTAGCATAATGTTCACCTCTTTCCAATATTTATGGTTTGAAATCTTACTAATAATTATATATTATAGTGTATGAATAATCAATCTATTCCTACATTTCTAATCTAGATTAGACATATTTTAACCTAGATTAAACGACCAGAGGGTTACGGCATATATGACTATTAGTAAGACTTCAAAATGTCCCAGCTGTGGAGGGGAGCTAAAGCACTACGATCACGTTAGACGAATTGTACGTACGAAGGGAGGGAATAAATGCTGGATCAAAATTGCACGCCGTAAATGCGTCGCTTGTAAAGGTATACGCAGAGTGCTTCCTGATTACATATTTCCGTACAAGCATTACGATGCCGAAATAATACGAGCTGTTCTGGAGGGACATATCACATCCGACACTTTGGGCTTCGAGGACTACCCGTCTGAAAGCACCATCTCACGATGGACGCGAAAATAACATGCTCCTTTATGAAAGATAACACTTATATTTCTGAAAGGGGAAATTATTATGGCATTATTCAAAAAAATGGAGACTTACAGCATCGTGGTTGACAAGGAGACGAATTTCTGGGTACAGAGATTTGCTGAGAACCGCAGCGTCAAGGGACAACCTATTGGCGTGTGGAGCGCAGGAGATCTTATCGTAGTCAGTTTCAGAACCAAAGAAACCAGAGCGAACATTTCCAAGCAACTGAAGAACACATTCAAGGAGATCTGCGACGTCAGAGTAAGCGACTATCTTACATTTGTAACGAAGAGAAAGTAAGCCCGTTAACTCGGGCTCTTTCTTTTCGCCCGCATAAAAAACATACTCCTTTATGAAGTACACAATGAAAGGAGAACTAATCATGGCATTACCAGAAGTAGTGGCACGACTTAGATTGACTTATCATTTGAACATGATCGACGTTTGCAACGCAGCACACCAATTAAAAATGCTTAGTGGCGAGCGAGCAGACCGTGCAAATGAAAAGCATCTTAAACAGTGTCTAGACTGCTACGAACGACTTGGAGTTAAACTTCCAAAAGAATTCGTGGACTTCAAAAACGAGAAGAAGGAGACCCGTTAACTCGGGCTCTTTCTTTTTCTCTCAATTTTTCAGAATCTTTTAAATTTTCCACCGACTTTGCTTTTACTTGTGTCGATATTTGTCTTAAAATGTAGATACAAGGAGGCGATGACAAATGGAAGAATTCATTAAAGGATCTGTACCAGTGTTAGTAGCAGCCAGAGTATATGGTAAAGACGCATCTTGGGTGCGAGCCGGAATCGTTGCCGGTTGGCTTCCTATAGGCAAGGCTACTAGGAATGGAAAGCTCATAACTAAGGTCGAAGAAATCGATTCCAAGTACGGCAGAATAAACTTTTATATTTCGCCGAAAAAGTTATGGGAAGACACAGGGTATATATGGAAAGGAGAGAGATGTTAATATGGCAACATTAATACGCCCAGAACTATCTGAAAACAACAAATACTGGATAAGCAAGCACCGTTACTACGAGCTTAAACACTTCTGTTTGCAGTATCCTATGTGGAAAAAAGCATACGCAGCGTTGGACGAGCTTACTATTTCGTCACCTATATTGGAAGAATTGATATCCCCAACTAATGCTAAATCCGACCCAACTGCAAAATGTGCTTTGATAAAAGTTCACTATTCCGAAATGATCGAGATGGTGGAAAGAGTAGCAATGGACACAGACAGAGATTTATGGATGTATATTTTAAAAGCCGTTACCGAGGAGCTTTCATACAACTACCTCAAAATGAAATTGGAGATGCCTTGCGGAAAGGACATGTACTACGACCGATATAGAAAATTCTTCTGGCTACTAAGTAAGGAAAGATGGTAGTCCCGCATAAATTACACCTCCTATTATGAAAGACTATATGTTTAAGGAGGGTCATGCAATGACAGGATTTATTGTAAAGAAATACTCAACAGTAGTTATGGACGGAAGTGATATGGAGGTTATAAGCTTCATCACCG